GGCCGACCAGCTACTTAGCAACCAGATCGCCAATCAAGCGCGCCAGCGGCAGATTGCAGAGCGCACAGCCCTGCGCGGTCAGAACTTTAACGAACTTGCAGCATTGCTGGGTGGACCGCAAATACAGCAAGCATCGTTTTTTGCACCTGGCACAATAGACACGCAAGGGGCATTTGCAGCGCAAGCAGCAGCGCAGCAGAACGCCTTCAATCAGGCAATGCAAAATCGTTCAGCAAATCTTGGCGGCTTGTTCGGACTGGCTGGCAATCTTGGCGCAGCTTATCTGCTTTCATAGGGGTGATAGATGCCACACACACCATTCCACGGTCTGATGCAACCGGCGCGTCAGCCGTCAATGCAGTTTCAGCAGCTTAATCAGGCTTTCCAGTCCGATCCACGCCGCATCCTTGGCCAAGCGCTGATGGGGCAGGGTGCAAGCACCGCGCCGGTCAGGACGCCTTTGCAAGGGCTTGGCAGGCTGTCCAGCGCACTGGTGGGCGCGTATCTTCAGCGCAAGGCTGGTGACGCACAAGTTGAGCGTGAAACCGCAATGACAGACCAGATTATGGGTATGTTAGGGCCGAATGTTTCACCGAATGTTCGCGCCGCTGTAGCTGCCAACCCAGCAGCCGCTCAAACGGCATTGCTTGCAGCGCAGTTTGCGCCAACCACCTCATCTGAATTAGTAAACTTGGGTGATTTTACCGGCGTACAGACCACGCAGACAAACCCGCTAACTCAGCAAACATCAACCAGCATTGGCCAGTTGGTTCAGCCGCGTGCTGTTACTGATATTCGCACGGCAGCACAGAAAGATGCTGAAGCATTGGGCTTAGTTTCAGGGACGCCGGAATACAACGAATATGTGCGTAGTGTAACATTGCCCAAACCAGATACAACGGCGATAAATGTAAACACGGGCAAAGAGTTCACTCCAGAACAAAAAAAAGTCGGTGAAAGCCGTGCCACTCGAATCGACAAAACTTACTTTGAGCCAGCGGCAAAAGCCAGTGAAACGATTACAAATATAAACCAAGCGCTTGCCATCTTGGAGCAAAATCCCGACGTTTCAGGTCTTGGGGCAGAGGCGATTTTAAATCTCAAAAGTGCCATTGGGGGAATCATCAACGCTTTTGGTGTTGACCCTCAGAAACTTGGAATTGACATAGACAAAATCAACGATCAGCAAGTTTTCCGATCAATAATTAACAAGCTGGTGCTTGATCAAACGTCTAAATTAAAGGGCGCATTGTCAAACAAAGAATTAGACTTTTCTGGAAAAGCAACTGCGCAACTTGGTACGACGGCAGAGGCAAACAAGGTAATCCTTGCTTTCCAAAAACAAGCAGCCCTTAAAGTTCAAATTATGTCAAATGAGGCGTCCGATTATTTTTCTGAAAATGACACTTATGGTCGTGGAAAAATGAATGGAAAAACGTATAGCAGCGTTGACCAATATCTAAACGAATTTAAAAACGACAACGAAATTTTTGGCCCTGCTTTGATTGATCAGTTTTCTACAGAAGCAGAGGTGAAAGCATACAGGAGGTTACGCGGTAATTCGCTGACTGATCCTGAAATTGCAGCCATGATTGCAAAAATCGAATCCCTTCAGTCGAATTAAGGAGATAACTTTGTCAAAAGCCAAGTTAGACGCGCTACTTGAAGACGTTGAAGAAACTCCGATTGAAGATGCGGCACGAAGTAGTGGTTTCGGTGATCTTGCGCGAGCAGGGGCGCAAGGTCTTACGTTTGGATTTGCTGATGAGATTGAGGCTGCTGTGAGAGCGGCATTTGACAGTGGCAAAACATATGCAGAGGTTGTCAAAGATGTTCGTGGTCAAATTGACAGTTTTAGAGATCGCAATCCAGGCGCTGCATATGGCACAGAAATAGCGGCAGCAGTTTTGCCAACGATTGCGGCCCAGTTTATACCTGGTCTTGGCCAAGCCGCCACTGCTGGCAGGGCAACGCAACTGATGCGTGCAGCCGGTATAGGGTCGGGGAGTCAACGTGCGGCAAGGGTGGCAGGCACTAGCGGAGCGCAGGGCGCTTTGTACGGTTTTGGTGCTGCTGAAGGTAACTTAGTGGAACGCCTGCCCAGCGCCGCAGCCTCTGGTGCTATAAGCGCTGTTGCTGGTCCCGTGGTTGATAAAGTCGCACCAAGAGTTACCGGCGCGGCACGCGACCTAATCAAAAAGGGCGTTGCATTGACACCAGGCCAGGCTGTTGGCGGCTCTAGCTTACTAGGGACCGCGTTACAAAGGGCCGAAGAACGCGCGGCTGATACCGTGCCACTGCTTGGCGATGCCATTCGGGGTGCGTTTGATCGTGCGACTGCTGGTTTTAATCGTGCAACAGTTTCGGAAGCATTAGGGCCATTGGGAGTGAAAGTTCCCAAAAATTTAGCAGGCAAACCTTTGATTGGTTTTGGACAAAGAGTGCTAAAAAACCAATACGATGCAATCCTTCCTAAAATGTCGATTGATAACGTCATGCCGTTGTCTTCAGCTTTAAACACAGTCACATCTGATCTTCCTGAAGATATCGCAAAAGATGTAAAGGCCAGAGTTTCGCGTCATATACTTGCAAATTTTAAAGACGGAAAAATGTCTGGGGCAAATATTAAAAAAGCACAGACAGAACTGCGGCGCGATATTCAAAGACTTAGAACTAAATCACCAACTGATTTATCAGAGCGCACTGCTGATGCCTTAGAAGATGTTCGAAATGTTTTTAGCGCAGAACTGCAAGCAGCTAATCCTGTGCAAGGTCCAAAACTCAACAAAATTGATCAAGCCTACGGTCAATTTGAAATAGTTCGGGTAGCAGAATTACAACGCAAAACCACTGATGGATTCCTCCCAGGCGACTTGTTACAGGCCACCGCAAAAGGCGACATCACAAAACGCAAATCAAAATTTTCTGCGGGTGAAGCGCGGTTGCAAAGATTCGCGCAAGCCGCACAAGATGTAATGGGAAACAAAACGCCAAACACCGGCACAGCGGCAAGATTGATGTCACCCACTGGTATGGGTGTAGCGTCAGCAGGCGGTGGCGCTTTATCACAAGCAGACCCAATAACGATAGGGGCAACTTTAGCCTCACCAGCCGCATACTCCACATTAGGCGTGCCAATCGCTAGAAACGTAGTGGCTGGATCAGGTCGTGTCTTGAGGGCGGCGGTGCCGGTAGCAGCGGCAAACACGACAGAGCTTAGTCGCCAGGCTTTAGCTGATCTTTTGCGGCGATAAGTGGCCCAGAAGAAGCTGGAGAGGTCGAGCGAGTTTGAGCGCTACGACCTGGACAATGATGGGGTCGTCACGGATGCAGAAATTGAACGCGCCCGTGAAATCCGTGAGACAGAAGACAAGAGCCGCAAGCACTTGGCGCAGCTACGCCTAGCACGCTACGCGCTCATAGGCATGGGCGTTTATACAGTCCTGCTGTTCATGCCGTTCATACCAGACGCCCGAATAGCCCTACTCAAAGAAATTAGCCCGTTGCTGTACCTCTCACTTAGCGGTGTGGTGGGTGCCTACATGGGCTTCACTCAAATGGGAGATAAGAAATAATGCTGGGAGTTTTAGCATCAATCCTTGGCAACGGGGATGTGATCAAGAAGGGCATGGACTTGATAGATGATGTCCACAGTTCTGATGAAGAAATGGAGCGCATTAAGGCGCAGGCAAAGATTGACACGATGGCCGCATACGCACCCTTCAAGGTGGCCCAGCGGTATCTAGCCCTAATGTTCACAGCCACGTTCTTGGCGTCGTTTGCGCTGGTGTTGGTGATGACCCTGATGGGCGAAACAAACATCTCTGATGTCAAACAAGTGATTGATGACTTTTATGTGGGCGAGGCAATGCTGACCATTCTGGCCTTCTACTTTGGCGGCGGGATGCTTGAGGGTGTTGTCGGCAAGGTGAAAGGTAAGAAGTGATGCCATTTAGCAAGTATTCTCCGAAGCAGAAAAAATTAGCTGCTGCTGCCAAGCCGCGCACCAAAATCACCCGCGCTGATTTCACAGCCTTAAACAAGAAGAAGAAAAAAAAGAAAACGAGGCGGGCATGAACATTGATGCGCTGCGTGAAGAGATAGCGGCTGATGAGGGCTGCAAGTATGAAATATATTTAGATCACCTGTCGCTGCCTACGCACGGAATCGGTCATCTGATTACAGAAGATGATCCAGAGTATGGTCAGCCTGTTGGCACACCCGTCAGCGAGGATCGCGTCAATCAGGTGTTTGAAGACGATATCGCGATTACGCTGAGAGAGTGCCGCATCTTGTATGAGAACTTTGATGATCTGCCAGAAGACTGTCAGCGCATTTTAGCAAACATGATGTTCAATATGGGCAGGCCGCGTCTGTCCAAGTTTGTTGGCATGAAATCTGGTATTTATGCAAAAGACTGGAATCGCGCGGCAGATGAGATGGTTGATTCCAAGTGGTATGGGCAAGTGACCAACCGCGCAGATCGACTGGTAAAGCGCATGAGAGCGCTGGCTGATGGCTAGAAAAGCGCCAGCCAAGGGCAAGGCCAAGGTCAAGGTCACTGCCACAGGCAAACGAGTGTCTTACGGACAAGCTGGCAAGGCAAAGGGTGGTGGCCCACGGGTGCGCCCTGGCACATCGAAGGGTGACAGCTATTGCGCCCGATCAGCCGGTCAGATGAAGAAGCATCCGAAAGCTGCACGCAATCCTAACAGCCCATTGCGCCTGTCACGCAAGCGCTGGAAATGCGCCGGTAAAAAGTCACGGAGATAATCCATGAAGATGAAGAAATTGACGGCACGGCAGCAGGCCGCGCTGAAGCGCCATAGCGCCAATCACACCGCCAAGCACATGACAGAGATGCGTAAGCTGATGCGCGGCGGCAAGACATTTACAGAAGCGCATCGGGCGGCGATGCGTAAAAAAGGAAGGTGAAAGCAATGCCAGGAAATATGAAAAAGCCAAAGATGATGCCAAAGCGCAAACCGACAAGGGCGGCTGCAAAGAAGAAGATGGCACCACGCCGTCGCATGCGTCGAACCTACGTCTGATGGCACCGGCCAAAAAGAAGGTTGTCACCAGTGGGCCGACACCGACAAACCCTGAACTTTACAAGCGCGTAAAGGCGGCGGCAAAACGTAAGTTCAAGGTAACACCCAGCGCATATTCATCAGCCTGGATCGTTCGGGAGTACAAAAAGCGCGGCGGTAAATATAGGGGCAAGAAACCGACATGAGCCTGACCAAATGGTTCAAAGAAGACTGGGTTGATATCAGCGCACCAAAAAAGGGTGGCGGCTACAAGAAGTGTGGCCGCACCTCTTCAGAGCGTAACAAGCGTGGCTATCCAAAATGCGTTCCAAGCGCAAAAGCAGGGCGCATGAGCAAGTCGCAGATCAAGTCTGCTGTGTCACGCAAGCGGTCTAAAAAGCAGGGTGTGGGTGGCAAGCCGACCAACGTGGCGACGTTCGCAAAAAGGCGTAAAGCAAGGGCATAATTTGTTATAGTTTTGTTATAGGTTTGTGCTTACCAACGCCTGCCAGCATATCCCAAAATGCCCCAGAAACAGCCGATTTTGTTGTTCAAAAACCGCTAAAATCGTGCTTTGCAAGCAGGAGGTCGTCGGTTCGATCCCGTCTGGCTCCACCACCCCAAACCCAAGTATAGCCTCAAATACAGTCCCTCGGCCGTGAACGGCTGGGGGCTGTTTTTTTGTTTTGTTATAGGTTTGTTATAGTTTTGTTTGCAGGGTTTGACTTTTTATGTCAATATACTCTCATTGAGATATCAAATGGGAGCAAGGCAATGAAGGATTTATCGGTAAAGTTTTGGAAAAAGCGTGGCCACTATGTAATCAACGCATCCCGTGTGGGCTTAAGTGTCAACCATGGAAATTTTGCAACGAGGGATGCGGCTCTTGCAGAAGCGGAAATGCTGAAGGCCAGATTTTTAACTGGCATGATTGCCCAGCCGTTGCAGATATCAAAATGCGCTGACGCTGCTGCTGCATTTTTAGAATCACAGACGCGCCGTGTTGATGATGAAGAAATCAGCCTTTCACATTACAAGGGTGTAAAGCGTTCAATAGATTTCTCCTTGGCCATCCGTATTGATGGCAAGATGTTTGGCAAGCATGCTTTGGACAAGCTGGTCACAAAGGCCAACAAAGATGAATTGGCGGCGACTTTTAAGCGCGAGATAAAAGCTGAAGGCAAAAGCAAATCGCTTGCGGAACAGCGTATCAAGGCGCTCAAGTCATTTTTCAACTACTGTCAAGCGAAGGGATGGGTTGATCTTAATCCGTTAGACAAAGTGTCTTTTGGGCTGGCGACAGACATTGCAGATCGTGCGCCAAAGATTCAGCCTGGTACTGTTCAGCAACTTGTGACAAAGGGCTTGGATGGTGAAACATTGACAAGCCGCGCTATGGTGTTGACAGCATTGTCGTCTGGTATACGTCAGGGTGAACTGCGTGCGCTGCCGTGGCGTTGTGTAGATTTTAAAGAAAGCGCGATTAGGATTGAACAGGCTGTCAAAACAGAAAGCAGTGTTATTGGTGAGCCAAAAACAAAGCGCGGGTTTCGCACGATTCCTGTGCCAAGCGAGACAATGCAATTACTGCGTGAACTAAAGATGCAAAGCCGCCATACGAGCGATGACGATCTGGTGTTCGCCACAGCCGCTGGATTGCCAAAGCAAAAAAAGACACTGCGTGAATTGATTGAACGCGCATCAAAGCGTGCCGGTATCGAGCGCATGGTCTGGGGTGACATGAGACACTTTTTTGCAAGTGTCCAACTGTCTGCCTTGGGTGAGGATTGGGCAGAGGTTGCAGCTTTGATGGGCCACAGCAATCCGTCATTTACATATCGCCAGTATGGTCACTATTCCAAGAATGAGGCAAAGCAAGAAAAGGCGCGGTCTGCGGCTGCCAGTGCAATATTCGGATAAAAGAAAGGGGCGCTAGCGCGCCCCTCTCATCACATCCCAGATTCTTTGCACCCAGTTCCTGGGTGGCGGTTCAATGCTCACCTTCTGGCGTCTTGCTGCCCATATGCGTTTCATCCTTTTACTCTGCGCGGCACGCTTCTCAGGCGTCCATGCTGCTTTGTGTTTGTTCATCAATCCCACCTAATTTAACAATTTCAGAACGCGGTATGAACCACCGTGAACCGTCTTGAATGGCCTTGATCTGGCCGTCTTGTATCCAGCGCCTGACGCGCTTCCGGCTGGCCTCGCTGTAGCCTTCACCGAATAGTGCATCACACGCCTCTCTGACCGTCAGTAGAGCGCTAGTAGCCATTCTTAGTTTCCTCATAGCCAGCCGGTGGCGGCGGTGCATCTGGCACGCTTGTATGCGGCGGCGGTGCCGGTGGTGGCGGTGGTGGCGGCGGTGCATAGACAGGGGCAGGCACAGCAGCTTGTTGCCGCGGAGCACCGTCATTCAGCCAGAGCCGTGATCTGGCCACACGATGGAATGTGTCACCGATCTTTACCTGTATCTCCAGACCAGGCTGCTGCTTGAAATCGTCCTTGGTGGCTTGATAATAGGCGTCCAGACGTGCCTTCAGATCAGGGTCACTGATGTTGAACCAAAAGCTGATGCTCAAATTGTCATC